TTACTTCTCGACGAACGCCCGCTCGATCACATAGTCACCCGGCTCGCGCGTACGCGGCGACACCGCGAAACCGCGGGCATCGAGCAAAGCGCAGGTATCTTCCAGCATCGACGGGCTGCCGCACATCATCACGCGGTCGATGGCCGGATCGAGCGGCGGCAGGCCGATGGTCTGGCTCATCGCGCCATCGACGATGTTGTCGGTGATGCGGCCCTGGTTGCGGAACGTCTCGCGCGTCACCGTGGGGTAGTAGATCAACTTCTCGCGCACCAGCTCGCCGAGGTATTCGTGCTGCGGCAGCTCGTTCTCGAGATAGTCCTGGTAAGCCAGGTCGTTGACGTTGCGCACGCCGTGCGCGATCACGATCTTCTCGTAGCGATCGTAGGTGTCCGGGTCGCGCACCAGGCTCATGAACGGCGCCAGGCCCGTGCCCGTGCCCAGCAGGTACAGATGCTTGCCCGGCTTGAGGTCGTTGAGCACCAGCGTGCCGGTGGGCTTGCGGCTGACGATCAGCGGATCGCCGGGCTGGAGGTGTTGCAGGCGCGAAGTCAGCGGACCGTTGGGCACCTTGATGCTGAAGAACTCCAGGTGTTCCTCGTAGTTCGCGCTGGCGATCGAATACGCGCGCATCAGCGGACGGCCATCCACTTCCAGGCCGATCATCACGAACTGCCCGCTGTCGAAGCGGAAGCCGGGATCGCGCGTGGTGCGGAAGCTGAAGAGACTGTCGTTCCAGTGGTGCACGTCGATCACGTGCTCCGTCGCCAATGCCACCATTGCCGGTTACCGTCCTAAAAATCCAAGGAAGCTGCGGGCAGGGCGCCGACCATCTCGGTACCGGACTCGTGTGGGGAAGGCGGAACCCGCTGCGCCTGACGAGTGCTGCCGTAGCTGCAGCGAAGACGCCATTATGCCATGCCCGTCCGGCCCGGCAGGCGGGTGGGCGTCGCGAGGTGCGGTCTATTGCGGCATCATGCCGCAAGCGATCAGGCGGGGCGTGGGGACGCTTCGCAAACCATTGAGAGGAAGTGCATGACGCAGGATCTGGAACATCCATCGCACCACCTGGGGAGGCGGCATCTCGAGCGGCTGGTGATGCTTTCCGATGGCGTGTTTGCCATCGCCATTACCCTTTCGGCGCTGGAAATCAAACCCGAGACGGGCGAAGGCGTATCGCTGTGGCAGGCCTGGTCGCTGTCACTGCTGGTTTATTTCATGAGCTTCGTGTTGATCGGTGCGATCTGGCTGGTGCACCGGCGCATCGTGTCCTGGCTCAACCATATCGACGCCGCGGGCACCGTGATCAGCATGGTCTTGCTCAGCCTGGTGGCCTTGGTGCCGGTGGTCATCCGCTACGCCTTGACGCATCCGCAGCGGCACGATGGCTTCCTCGCGTATTCGCTGCTGTTCGTCTTGCTGTATCTCACCATGGCCGTTCTGCTGGCCTATCTGACTCATCGGGCGAAACTTGCCGTGCACGCGCCGCCGAGCGAAGCGCAGCAACTGCTGGCGAAGCTCGGTTTTGCCGTGCTCATCTTTTCCGCAGCGGCCTTGTATCTGCAGGGTTGGATCGTGGCTGCCATCGTCTGCGCGCTAGCCGCCATGCCGTTGCGATGGCTGGCCTGGCGCGGCGAGCCAAGGGCCGCGGAGTCGCGCTGAGGAAACCGCTTGGCGCGCAAAGAAAAACCCTCCCCGAAGTGGACCCAGAGAGGGTTTTGCAAGGCCGTCCCGAGTCGTCCATTGGACGATTCACGGCAAAGTGCGGGACGTATTTGCCAGTGGTGTTACATGTCGCAGCCGAACGAGGCGTAGGTCTGCTTCGCTGCGTCGCTGGCCTGCTTGCACTGAGCGGCGAGTGCTTCCTTGCCACCCGGCTGCGCCATGGCGGCCTTCCATTGATCGGCAGAGGTCTTCATGGCCTGATCGAACATGGCGCGCTGGGCCTCGGGGACCTTGGCGGCCAGGCAGGCCTTGACCTTGCTGATGTAGTCGTCGCACTCGGCAATGCCGATCTTGCTGTCGTCGGCATCAGCCGTTGCCGCAGGGGCTGCCTGCTCGGGAGCGGCTTGCTCAGTGGCGGCCGGTGCTGCGGTCGAGGCCGGGGTAGGCGTTGCGGCAGGCTGGTCGGCGGCCGGAGCGCCGTTGTTGCCGGTCTTGTCACACGCGGCCAGCGCAATCATCAGCAACGCGGGCAGCAGGGTCTTCTTCAAATCCATGGGTGAACTCGTCCTGGTCAATGGTTCCCGGCATGGTGCGGATTTTTGGCCAAGGGTTCTGTAAGTCCTGAGTGGGTGCGTATGTAAGGACTTTGAACCTCCCCTCGTCGGCCTGGGCGAGCCGGTACAATGGCCCCATGTCAACCTCGATTGCCCCGAAGCCGCCGCTGCACAAGCACGATTGGCGCCTCACTGTTGCCCCGATGATGGACCGGACCGACAAGGCCAAATAATCCTTATTTGGCTTTGGTTTAGAGCCGGAAAAAATAGCCGCGTAGCACTTTCGTGGCACTCAACCCCTAGAGATGTGGTGCCGACGCCTTGCCGCCCGGCCAGACGCTGGGCAAGCTTGTAATGTCCGCTTTCGACCCAGAGCGGACCTAAGCAACGACCTAAGTTCGAAGGAGACAAGGATGGATCTTTCTGCGATTGTTAAACTTCTAGGCCGTCGGCTAGACGACAGTGATGCAGCCACTACGCTCTCAGGATTTAAGGCGCTTGCAGTGTCGCAGCTTGACCTCCCAGCGAACGGGAGCGACCTGAAAGAGGTCTTCATTCGGGACAAAAGCGCCGGCTTTGAGGCTCGGTTAGCGGCGTCTGGGGAGATTGCTGATGTCTTCCTACTACGGGAAGGTTATCAAGGTTTTGCTGGCTTTCCTTACTCGCTGGTCGGGGAGCTAGGTCTAGAGGCGTCCAAGAGCGATATTGAAGCGGAATTTGGGACGGCAGATTGGTCAAGGCCGCCCCGGCGTATTCCAGTGCTGGGCGAACGCGGGGAGACTCTCCGATACGAGCGCGACGCCTACATGCTCATCTTTCAATTTTCTGCAGCCGACGGGCGACTAGACCAGGTAACGGTGAGCCGACGATAAGCATCGATCCTGGTCTTGCGCCACGGCGTAAATTTGCACTGCGACAATGTCCGTTTCCGACCCGGAGCGGACCTTACGATGCTAGGGACAAACGGCAAGATAAGGATCGAGGCGAGGGGTGATGAGGAAATTCTTGCGAATTCTGGCTTGGGCTTACGCCGCCCTCGTCGGCCTGCTGATCTTCTGGTCTTGGTGCGCAGTCTTGGCGGCGTTGCACGAAACGCATGAGCTTCTAACTGCTCCAGAGTGGCTCTTGTATGTCGTGACCTTGCCCGCGTCCCATTTGGCAACATCGCTTTTCGAATGGGCTGATTCTTCCATCTCCTGGCGCTTCGGTGGTGTTGTCGTGCTTACGGCACTCGGCACCCTTCAGGTGACTGTGCTGCAATTGCTCGCGGCGGTTATGCCAAAGCCTCGCGGCATGAAACAACTTTCTTCGACCGATCGGTAAGTGTGAGTGTCCGCTCCCGACTGCCGTTTCAACCGGTCAACGCAACACTTTGATCAAATCGCAATTCATCGGTATTTCAAAGGCCTAGCCTTCTTTATCTGCCCGCCAAACAATCTTGCTCGTCCATTACGTTGGTTTTCCCTGGAATCAAGGCACTTCCAGCGTTGTGGCCGTCGGGCAGCGTGATTGGGTTCCAGAGCTTGTTGTAGCGAGCGTTCCGCCGGCCCGGTATTGGGGTGTTGCGTTGACCGGTTGAGCCCGCAACCCGAAGTGGACACTACGATATCGAAGCCAACCCAGCCAATTAATCCATTTGGTAAGGCCTCATGCCAACAACTAGCGACGCGGCATCAACCTACAAATCAATCATTGATCAACTCGCTCGAGAAACACGGGGCCAAAGTGTATTGGCGCGACGAGTGTCCCTGAATTGCCCTTTTCCGACGGAGAGCGGGAGAGTCGCATTCAATGAGCTGCTCCCTTCTCTATCTGAACGCCAGCGAGCGTTGGTTTCCGAGCTACTTCGCGAGGAGCGCGAAAGCTCGATCCATGATGTTTTGGCGGTGCTTTCGTGGTGGATTGACTGCCAAAGTGTTGGCTTGTCGTTTGAAGGTGGCCCCATGCCGGTGGATTTCAGCGGAGAGGGGCTTCATGGCGATTTCACTGGGCGTTGCACGGATTGGGCTTGGCCTAAGTGATGCTGGGGTGACATTCGTAATGTCCGTTTTCGACCCAGAGCAGACGCTGGATCGACGGCGCGGGGTGAACCGCGCCGTCCTTGGCAGTTCCTACGACGTCGTCGCATTACCATTGATACGATGCCAATCGCGGGCGGCCTGGACTTTAAGCCCGTCCAGGTGCGACGCGAGCTTCGCTGCGTCGATCAGCCAAGGGGACTTCTGGCTACCAACGCGGAATGCCGGCACTGGCAGCGTCTGCCGATTGGCCCGCTTTGCGGCTTCTTCTGAAGACAACCCGAAGAGGTGGGCGCACTTGTCGAGCGGGATTTGGCCAGTGCCGTATTCGGCCATGAGGGCAAAGAACGTGTTCATCGTTGGTGCGCCCCGGCGCGCCTGAGCCGAACGATGCCAGCCCTCCTGGCCGGCGCAGGCAGATCGAGCGGGATCTGGCTGTATCGCTTACCCCAATCGGCTTCGGCGGCATCGATTGAGGGGCAGAGGCCCGTAGAACGGCCACAGCGGCATTCGAGGCTATGCCGGCAGGTGGCGACATCAGCCTGCATGGTCTCGCGCTTGGTGCGGCCGTGGTGCTCGATGTGGCGGGGCTCGGTCTTGCATTCGGTGCACACCAGGAAGCGGCCTGCAGGGTGACGGGTCTGCTTCTGCTGCATGTCACACCTCCGCCGCGCGCATGGCGCAGTGACCAAAGATATCGGGCTCGCCGACGATGCGATCGGCGCGCAGGCGCTCGATCGTTTGGCGTGCGTGCGCCGTGCCCAGTTCCGCGAGTTCGGGCGGGTTGGTGATCGAGGCTCCGCCGGCGCGGCGTACCGCGACGATGATGCGGGCGTAGTTAGGGTCGATCGGCGCCGAGTCCGACGCCGGCAAGGGGTTGCCGGTCATCATCTGCCCGCATGCCTTACGCAGTTGCATGGCGCGATCCTCCGTGAGTAAGCCAAGGGAAAGCGCCATGCCGATGGCGCCATTGACGTGAGCGATGTGCGCATCCCGCGTCACGGGGTTGCGCACTGCGTCGCGGCCGAGCGTCTCGGCGAGGCGAAGGGCGACCATTTCTGCCGCGCTGCCGAGTGCCATGCGCATCGCCGTCTTGCCGGCCTTGCGCGGGTGATGGATCACCGCCTTGATGGTCGCGCTGGTGTGGCTTCGCATGTCAGGCCTCCGCCGGCCGCGGGAGCTTGAAGCTTTCCTCGAGGAAGCCCAGCAGCCGGCGCACCTCCAGGGTGGCCAGTGCCAGGTCGCAGTCGACCTGGGCGTCATGGCTTTCGGATTCCTCGCGGGTGTCGGATACCACGTCGAAAGGCTTCAGGCGTTTGATGGCCAGGCTCTCGGTGAGCACCAGGCTCATGCGTTCGTCGTATACGACACCGAGCTGGAGCACCTGCTTGCCGCTGCGTAGGTGTTCCTTCACTTCTTCGGCATCGAGATCCTGGTTTCGACAGCGCATGACGGCGCCGTCGCGGCTGGCCATGTCGCGCAGCTCGCATTCGTCGCCCAGCGTAATGCCGGTTGGGATGTTGTCGTTGGCCAGCCAGTCGGTCATGAGAACGCGCGGCCCTTCCTCCGGGGCCAATGGCACGGCAGGGAAGGAGCCGAAAGCCTCGCGCAGCGCGATCAGCGTGCTCTCGGCATTGCGTCGGCTTGGGGTGTCCAACACGAGCCAGCCGTCGACGGTGTCGAGCCAGCCACGAATGCGGCGGACCTTGACTGGCGCGTTCGGCAGCATGTCCGTGAGCACCTCGTCGCGGATCCGCTTGCGCTCGCGGCCACCGACCTTGCGCCCTTCCTCGTCAACGATTTTCTGCACCTTCTTGGCCACGGCCTCGTTGACCACGGACCCCGGCAACAGGCGGTCGCTCATCTGGAAAACGAAGCCCACGCAGCCATTGCTGACGACGGTCATGCGGTCGTCGCCGATCGCGTAGGGCGAGGCGAAGCCACTGGCGCCCATTTCCAGCGGGCCGGGTTCGCGTGCCGGCCGGTCGGCCAGGAGGTGACCAATGCCGCGGCCGACCAGGTCGTGTGCAACGGTGGCGCTGAAACGGAACAAAGTGAGATTGCGCGGAAGCATGGGTGACCTCAGTAGTCGAGACGGGGCAGGAAAGGGATGAACACGCAGGCGGCCAGGACCAGGCCGACGACGAACGCCAGATACAGGTCTCCCTCGGCGTACCTAGCGGCCATGGCGGCGCGTCGGCGGGCGCGCAGGGACTTCCGCAGGCGGAAGGCATGGGTGGCGAGCCAGGAGGCGCGCGGCGGCGTGTATCCGCGTGCCAGGGGAAAGGGAGGTCGCGTAGACTGTCCTCGGGGTTCGAGCGCCGCGCCGGCGCCGATAGGGAATGCCATGTTCCGTACTCCTTTCGTTGGTGTTGGAGCGGTGCGCGGGGAGTGCTCCAACACTCCCCCGAACCCCGCCGCGGTCAGCCGGCGGTGCCGGCAATTCATTGGTCGGACTTCTTTTTGAATACCCAGCAGCGCACCGACGCCGGGCCATTCATGCGAATGGCGCTGTGCACAGTGCGGCTGGCTTCGATAAAGGGATGCTTCTTGCTGGTAGGCAGGTGTTCGCGCAGCTCGGCGAGTGTCGGGATATCGCTCCAACGCTCGCGTGCCAGTTGCATCCATTCGAGGATGTTCACGGCGATCACGTCCGAGTCGCTGCTGTGGTTGAGGAACGGCCGCTGGCCGCCTCCATTCAACTCGTAGTAGCGCTCCCAGAAGTCCTGCACCACGGGGTGATCGGCGCCGATGGCCTTCTGCCGCTCTGTCGTCATCATGGTCAGGCGCTCGATCACCTGGTTGCGGAACGGCGCCACTTGGGGAATCACGATTTCCATGGCTTCGGCCATGGCCATCAGCTGGGCATGGTTCTTCGCCAGGCGCACGCTTTTCACGTGGTCGTTGTCCAGCAGCATGCGTTCGTAAACCGGCATGCGTTCGAGGAAACGCTCCATCACCTGCGTCTCGGCGCGCGCCGATGCCACGACGAAATAGCTCAATTCGTCTGCCGTGAGGCCGTTGAGGATGTCGGCCTTGCGCTTGCCTTCGTCGCTATGGCCCTCGCGGGTCATAAAAACGTGGCAGATGCGCTGCATAACTGCGTCTTCCGCGTTCACCGGGCGGTTTTGCTCGATGACGATGGATCCGCGGAAGGGCGGTTCGTAGGTTTCGTTGCCGGAGCTTTTCACACCTGTGGTGCGCGTGCTGCGACCGTTGTAGAGCGATTTCAGCTCATCAAAGTCGAAGCGCGAAGACTTCGAGGTGTTGGTGTCGCGGTCGCCTTCCATCAGCACGACCGGCATGTTGGCCACCTGCACGAACGTACGCGCGCGGCCCGCCGCGGTGGACTTGGCCGGGTCGAAGCCTTCGTAGGTGGGGCGGCCTAGCAGGCGGTTGAGCAGCATCACCAGCGATGTCTTGCCGGATCCGGCCTCACCGACCAGCTCGAAAAACGGGAAGCTCTCCTGCTTGGCACGCACCTGTTCGGCGAACAGCGAGGCAAACCAAAACACCAGCGCCACCATGCCCTTGCTGCCGTAGACCTCGAATAGCAGCGTCGGCCATGCCTGGTTGAACTCGGCAGCGACGTGGTTGATGCGGTGGTCGATTGAGCTGGTGGTTTTCACGTTGGTCTTGCGATCGAGTTCGAAATAGTCCTCGTCGTTGATCTCGATCACGCGGCCCTCTTTGATCGCCACGTCGCCGAACACGTAGGCGCCGTGCTCCTTCGAGTAGCCGATGAAATCGATGGCCTCCACGTGCTTGAGGCGCATCAAGCGGTGGCCGTATACCCGCGACAGCTGATCCTTGGTCCCGTTCCACGACGCGCCGGCCATGATGGACAACAGACGCACGTCGAACTGCGCCGGCGTGGCGACGTGGTCGGGCTTGAAAGCGGCTTTCACCGTTTTCTGGTGCGGTGCGGTGATGCGGAAGAAGTAGTGCGAGTCGTCGGTCACTGCGTTGCGCTGGAAATACAGGGCCACCGGGTGACAGGTGGAAATGCGCTCGATCGCGCCGGCCTGTTTGATGGCCTCGTCGCGGCGTTCTTCCTCCGTCATTTCCTCGGCCTTGTCGGCGAGCGCTTGCCACGCCTTGTCGAAGCGCGCCTCGTTGAGCGCAAACCAGTAGAGCTGTTCGCCGAACTCGATGGGGAAGCTCTTGTAGGCCTTGTGCTTGTAGATCAGCCGCGCTTTCTCCGCGACGCTCTCGGCCACTACCAGGGCACCTTCGTGGCGGTACTCGTCCAAGTTGGCAGGTTCGAGCCGGAAGCGCTGGAATGCTTCGTTCCAGTCGATTTTGCGGTCTTCGTACGCCTGGGGAATTACCGCGGCGCTGGACTTCCAGCCGTCTTGTTTTGCGCGGGTATGCCAGCGTCCGATGTACTCGATTCCGGCAGCATCGCCGTCCAGTGCCCACACCAGCTTCGGGCGCCTAGTCCCTTCGGGATAGAGCCGTTCGAGCGTGGTGTTCGGGTAGTTGTTGCACGACATGGCGGCGATCGCGGGAATGCCGGCGAGGCATAGTGCAATCGCGTCGAAGATGCCCTCCGCTATCCACAGCTCGGTGACGGCGCTGATATCGATCAGCGTCACCGGCGGGAGCCAGGCATACCCACGGTAGGACGTGCCCGGAAGCATGCGAGCCTTCTTCTTGCCGAAGCGCGCGGGGCGATCGATCAGGCGCTCCCATTGGCCGCCTCCATCGATGGTAAAGCGCACCGTGGCGGTGCCGGCATTCAGATCCCTATCGTGATACCACTCCTGCCGGTAGCAGCTCTGGAAGCGGCCAATCTCAAGGCCGCGCGAGTTCACCAGATAAGCGTCAGCGGCCGCAGTGGGCGAGTTCTCGGTGGCCGGATAGCGGTCCGACCAAGACTGGAAAAGATCGTCGTAGAGATCCTTGACGAAACCCTCCCAGCCGCACTTGTTCTTGCGGCCGCACTGCACGCGCCACGGCGAATCGGCGCTACCGAACACTTCCTTCTTGCCGCAACCAGGGCATCGGCCTTCCTGCAACCACTTACCGTCGTGGCTGACCTTGAGGTCGAAATCGCCCTTGAGCCGCTCCAGGATGTCCCTGCGCAGCTCTTCGTCCATGTTCGCCATCAGACCGATTCCTCGCGGCCGGTCCACATCGCGCCATGCGGGCCGCACTTGGCGCCCATACGACGCATGCGGTCGCAGTCGGTGCCTATGTACGTGACGCCGCGATCTTCCATCGAGCGCAGATCGTCGAAGAACTCGTCCATTTCCTCGGTGGTCGCCGGCGGCGGCGCGCACTCGGGCGGAAGTGTGCAGAGCAGCCACTTGGAACTATCCACCTGCGTGTGGAACCCGCAGGTGGCGCAGTGCGGATAGGCGAACTTCATGCCGTAACCCCGCGCACGCTCATGCCCAGCGTTGCGGCCGCCCATTTGAGGTGCGTGAACGCCAGAGGGAAGTGGGCGCCGCCCACAGCAAGGCACGGCGCGCCGTCGGCAAGCACATGCACCTGGTCACGCGACGCGCTGGCGATCGCGATCTGCATGCCGCGCAAAACCATGGCCGCGGTGACGTAGCCGGTTGTGCTATTGGTGACGGAAAGGTCGAGGCCGATGTCCTCGCGGAGCGTGAGCGTGCTCATGCGGCACCGCCGTGATCTTGCACGGCCGCCTCGACGTCCTGAATGGTTTGGCGCAGGCGAAAGTGCAGCGCGCGGATCAGCTCGTAGACGTCGTCGGGCTCGATCATGCCTTCGCGCAGCGAGAGGGGCAGGCCAGTGGCCGCGGTGAGCAGCGCGTCGTTCGCGCAGTGCAACTCGAAGAAGGTGGTCTTGATGCGCTGCCGGCGATCGGCGAGACGGGCGCGCAGGCGTGCACGAACAACACGGTGACGTGAGGTCATGAGGCAGTTCCTAAGCCAGGTTATGCCCGGCACCCCGCTGCTAAACAGGGTGACGAACGACGCAGGGTTAGCAGACCGGGGACTTAGGAACCCGGCAGGCCCGAAGGCCTCCCTGCGCCGCCCGCCATAAAGCGAACTGCGCTGCGTGCAAGCGTACGCTGACGACAGACGAAAAAAAGGCGCCTTCATCGGTCGATGGGCGCTTGCGCACCTAAGTCCATTGATCGGGCTGCTAAACCCGGTCGCCGATTTGGCGGCGACGGCCGAAGCATCCCTCCGGCGGAGGGCGTGTGTCAACGGTTGTTCGCGCTTTTTCGTGGTCATGAGGCAAGCCGTGTCCATTCCGGCCGCCAGAGGCAGCCGGTCAGGGTGGAAAAGGAGGGTGGTGGGCTACGTCGCCGGCGTTAGATCGCGGCGCTGCGCCCGCACTGGTGGATGCTGTGCGTGTGATCCGGTGGACCGTCGTTGTGGGCCTGGGCGAGCTGCAACACGTCGCTCGCGGTCAGCTGATACACATTGCCGGTGCGCGGATCCACGACCCGAACCACATAGGAGGTGCTGTGGTTCATGTCGATGTACGCGGGCAGGTGCCTCGCCTGGATATCCGCCAACGCGTGCATCGTGCAGCTGGCCGCTGCCGATTCGGTGATGCCGGTGGTGGCCACCAGGTGGGCGCAGCAGCGCTTCACCAGGTGATCGTTGTCTAGGTGCTGCGCCTGATGCTGTTCAAGGAACTGCGTCGCGCGGAGCGTGAGCAGCGCGGCGTGACCTGGCTCTTTCATCGTTGCTGGTGACACGAGACCCCCTGTGGTCAGTCAGTTGAGTGCCATGGGCACGTAGCGAGTGGATCCGGCCTCGGCGCTGGGCGGCGAGCTCGAGGACGGTGACGAAGTGCCTGCGGCGTCAGGCTTTGCCACCGGCACGATGATGTCGTTGGCGCGGCGCTCCACGATCGGGAGCAAGACGGACCGGGAAGGGATGAGGCTGGGAACCAGGGTGCGAACGATGCCCAGGTGCGCCACGCAACGGTGGCCACAATCGACATTCATGCAATCGAGATAGATCTCCTTCACCAGGTCGCTGAGCTGCCGGGAGGTGATCGTTCGCATGCGAGCTTTGCAGTGCGGGCATGTATATCGAATGGCGGTCATAAACGTTTAGTCCTCGTACACCGGTTCTACGCTTACTTAGCTTCAAGGCCGCCGTTGGCGGCCTTGTTGTTGAGGCGAGCCGCTTGCCCTTCGAGGTACACCGTCAGCACGTACCCTGCGACGCTGATCTGTTCCTCGACGGCACAACGCTCCGCCTCTTTCAACTGAGGGGAAGAGAGGGAAACGCCGACGCGCTTGCCCTTGTCCGGGTTTCTCGGGGCGTATGACCGACGGCTGCGCCGCACATAGGAGAGTTATTCATGGCGACGGGTTACACTGCCAAAGTGTCACACAAAACGAATGCTATCCCACGTAATGTGGGATTACAACCCACGTTCAGTGGGATCATTTCAATGCAGGGACAGAGCATGGAAGTGAACGCCGCCGATGTGGTCGACCGCTTGCAGCAGGTGTATGGCGTCACCACCGACGTCGCCATTGCCGCGGCCCTTGGGCTTTCGAAAAATGCGCCAGGAAACTGGCGCAATCGTAATGCCGCGCCTTACGAGATATGCGCAAACGTCGCGGCCCGGCGGGGCATCTCGCTGGACTGGCTATTGTTTGGCGTAGGCCGCATGGAGCGCGCCGTTGGCAGCGGCGATAGCTCGAATCCGCCGCTGCTGTCCGCTCCAGCCGAAAGAATCACACAATTTGTGTGTTACTGGGATGCCCATCGATCAGTAGACGAAGTCGTTTGGCTGGAGCAGCAACTGAAGCGAGCCGTGTCGGAATACGGGGAGTGGCTAGCATCGCCTGCAGCTACGCAGCCGCCGAAGTAGCGCGCGCCCAGGAGGAGAAAAGAGACCCGCGTTTGCGGGTCTCTTTGCATCTGGAATTCACTGGAGCCCTGTCGGGTTCTCGTAAAAGTACTCCCAATTATCCGCATTCAATCGCGCCTGACCTATGTTCGATCCCGCCAGCTGATGGGCCCCGGATTGGCCGTAAACGTAGTCGGCCGTCGCTGGCACATGCGTCACGCCGGCGAGCGCAAAGGGGAAGTGCGAAATCTCATGCATGATGATGCCGGCCATGGAGTCGGTCCCGGTGATCGGCCGGGAGAAGAAGGCAGGGCAAACGTAAATGAGATACGACGTAGATGTCTCCGCATGTGCCGCCGTATTGGCGTCCCAACCATCGCAGATAGAACACACAAGATTCACTTGACCACTGGACGCCTTTAGTTGGTTGGCGAACATCTGCATTGGCGCCTCCGTATGCGTGGTGAGTGCATCGCCGTTGACCGCAGCGTCTTCCTCAACCCCATCGATAACGCCGTCGTCGCCTAACCAATACTTAAAACGGTCAGATGGCCTCCAGGTAGACACCCACTCTTTCACCGGGTCAGGGATCCACTCGTTGTCCCAATGGTTATATTCGTAGTCGAAACCCTCGCTGGCCATGCTTTGCGCTGCCGCCAAAGCGGGCGGTATCTGGTCGAGCAGATCCTGTCCGCACTCGTCATTCCCGAGTAAGGCTGACTTCGCAATAGGAAGTGCCAAATGTTGGGCGCTTGTCGTTGGCTTCTGAATCAGACGGCTATTCACCCAGAGCTTGAGAGTATTGCTCGTGATGGCATCGCGGACTGTTCCACTTGCTGCTGCCCGCATAGTAGAAGCAGCAGCACTTGGAGAGGCAGCGACAAGAGTGGATGGGTCCTGCGTGTAAGCGACAGAGTAAGAACCATCAGACATTGCGTAGTCTTGGGCAATATCGATGGTTTTGGTGATGGACTGTCCCGGCCGAAGTTCAATGAAGCTATCCGCGTTCATATTTACGAACTTCACGTTGCGACCAATGTAGCTAACTGGCTTGCCGGCGCTGTCGGACACGACAAAGATATTGCTCGCCAGCCTGCCCCCGGCCTCAACAAACGGCGTTTTCCACTTCAAAACAGAGATCGGCTGATCGCCGACGTTCTGCATGGAAAAAACTATCTTGCCAACTTCTTTGTCTTGCTGTGCTGCGGGAACTGCGAGGACGATCTGCAATTTGCCGGACGCATGGACGGCCGATGCAAATAAAAATGCGAGCACAAGTAGGCGTTGCACGAAGCGTTTCATGGTGTAACTCCCTGTAAGCACCGAATTGAAATTAAAGCGTTCGCCGTATTGGCGCCGGCTAGCATAAGTGTGGGGCGCCAAAGAACCGTGAAGGCAGTACCTAAGTATCAAATTGGGCGACGCCGTCGCTGGTACAGGCGTGAACGGTATCGAAGGGGCCTGGCGACGAGGACCGCCGACGGTACTCATCCAAGAGTACTTTCACCGTGCTCAAGAGCGAACGTGGGATGCGCACGGGCGTCGTAGGCTCCCGGTAAGGGCCGCGTGGTCGTGTAACGGCCGCGGGTGGCTTGCGTGCGGGATTACTCATGTGCCATCGCCCTCGCTCTCGTCCGCTTCGTCGTCGTTGCTCTCGGTGACCGCAGCGTGGTCCGATGCCGACGCTTTGTTTTCCAAGTGCAGCGTGGTGATGTAACCGCCGTTGCCATCGAGCTGATGCGTGGCAGTGGCGATGATCCACTCGATCGCGCAGATCTCATCCTTCCAGCCCTTCAACAGCACCGGCATTTCGGGATAGACGTCCGGGCGACCGAGGGCAAGCTTCAGCTCGAAGGTCGCCGCGCCGCGCTTCACGCGGGCAAGCTCGGCCTCGGCTGCGCGTTTGGCATCTTCCTCGCTGGCGTAGTCGCCGCGCAGAATCTTCACGTGCCCGTTCTTTCCTGCCAGAGCGGTATGGCCTCGCGCGGCGCCGACGTCGTGCCAGCGCGCGCGGATGCCGGTGTATGCGGTGCGATCAATGGCTTGGTAATGGTGTTCATCGCCATCGGCACGGGTGATCGTCAGCGTGGCCAGCGGCTTTCCGGTCGCGGTCTGCGTCTGTCCGATCGGTGCGAACAGCAAGCAACCGTGTTTGACCGTGGCCACCGCGTCCCACTGCTTGCCAAGCCGGCGCAGCAACGCCATGTCGCTTTCGGTCTGATCGATCTGCTGCACGGTTTGGCCAGCCAGCGACGCCGACACGCGCGGCGTCAGCCCGTGCTCGCCAGCGATGATGTTCACGATGTGCCCGATGGTGGTGTTGCTCCAGCTGCGTTCCTTGCGCGTGGCCAGGCCTGACGAGACGGGCGCGCTGCGGCCGCGCACGCTGATCTTGTCGGGCGGCCCCTGGTGCTGAACCTCGTCAATGATGTAACTGCCTTGCAGGCTGATGCCCGAACCTTCAAAGCCGATCATCGCCTCCGCTGTGGCGCCCTTTCGTGGCAGTACGATCTTGCCATCCGTGTCCTCAAATTCCAGATCGAGCTGATCGGCGTGATCCTGCCGGCTGGCCGTAAGCGAGAGCGACGACAAACGCGGGCGCAGGCGATCGGTGACGTCGGTCCCGTCGATGGTGACCTTGAACGTCGGCCGCGCCATGGTGGTCTTCGGCGACGTGCTCACGGCGTTGTCCCGCTGGTGCTGCTATCGCTGTTGATCGGAGTGTCGGTGGGCAGGTTGTCACTGCGCTCGAGCGTAATCGAGAAATCCACTTTTCGCGGCGTGCCGTCAGCGAGGTGGTAGCGATGCGTGGTCTCCATGGAACCAATGAAATAGGTGCCGTAGACATACCCGGTGCCGTCGACCAGGACGTACGCGTTGCCGGTGCGTCCCATCTGCTCGAGCTGTGTGATTGATGCGAGCTGACCGGTGATTTCGGGCGCCACGGTGCCCGATAGCGTGAGCGATTCCGAGCCAGGTCCGAGGTACTGGTACGCATCGCGCGCGCCTACGCGCACGGCTGCGCCGTGCTTGAACTGCATCTGCCGCCGCAGCTCGTTGAACGCTGCTGTGTTCATGCCGAAAGCAAACGGGCCGAGGGCCATTAGGGTATAGGACATCATGCTCAGTCGTCCGAGTAAGCGGAGCGGCCGCGCGCCTGCGTCTGGCGATCGCGTTCGTTGAGGGCATCGTTGACCGCCTTCTTCACCTGAGTCGGATCCGAGCCGCGGGCATCGATGTGGATGACGGTCGGCGAGCCGGCCGCTGTGGATCCGCCGGCGCCAGGCGTGGCCACCGGCGAGTTCGGCGCGATCGCGCTGTTACCCGCGGCGGTCGGTTGGTTGCCCGGCAGCGGCGTGCGACCGATTAGCTCGGCCACCTGGCGCGCGTACTCCGTGTCGCCCGGCATGATCCAACGCAGCGGCGTGCCGCCCGCAGCGGCGGCCGGCGGCGTCTGGCCAAAGTTTCGGATCTTCATGATCAGATCCGACACGCCTTGCAACTTGGTCGAGATCCAGTCGAGCGCACTGCGCGCCGCACCTTCCACGCTCGCCCACATGTCGGTGAACCAGGTCTTGACCGGCTCCCAGTGCGTGACGACGAAGCCAGCCGCGTTGCCGATCGCTTCGCCCAGGCCGACGAACATGCGCACGCCGAACGAGACCGCCTGGATCACGCCATTGAGCACGACGCCGATCACCTGGCCAAAGCTGACGCCGCTCTCGCGTGCGCCATCGAGCTGGGCCTGCGTCGCCTGCATCGGCTCGAGCAGCTGGACGAACCAGCGCCACGCTGCACCGATCGCCGAACCGATCAGATCGAACGCCGGCTTCAAAGGCGCCAGGGCATTCATCAGGTCGTTCAGCGCGGGGCGCACCGTACCGGCGATGCCCTGGCCAACGCCCTGGAACCACGCAGCGATCACCTGCCAGTAGTGACGCACCGCAACGACCGCCACGGTGATCGCGGCCACCAGGGCGAGCACGGGCCAGCCGACGCCGGCGATCGCCGTGGCGGCCATCCGGGCGCCCGTGGCGATCATCGGGAAGAGTCGTGCGAGGGACAGCGTGCCGCCAGCGCCGAACAGGCGCATGACGCCGCCGAAAACGAAGCGGAGAAGATTGAGCTGGGATAGCAAACCGCCCAGGGCAATCATCGTGCCGCCGCCGGCGGTGGCCAGGATGCCAAAAGCGCCGGCCGTGACCAGGGCGCCCTTGGCCATTGCGGGGTGCCGTTCCGACCAGGCGGACAGCGTGCGCATCACGCCGACCAGCTTTTGCAGTCCGGAGACGTAGAGCGGCAGCAGCTGCGTGCCCAATTCGCGATAGAGGTCGCGCTTGCGCGCCTGCAGCTCCGCTTCCTGGCCAGCGGCCGTGCCTTGCGCCTCGGAGTAGAGCGCGTCAACACCGTAGGCGCGCGGCGCATTGGCCAGCTGCTTGGCGATGTTGGCGCGCTCGAGGAACAGCGAGGCGAACAGATCGCCGCCCTTACGTCCCGAGAACAGCGCGTTGATCTTGCTGATCACCTGCTGGTCGTTGAGCTTGCCGTCGGGGTTGAGCTTCGGAATCACCCGCGTCATCAAGAACTCGAACGGGTTGGAGCGATACAGGTCGCCGTCCTTGAGCGCATCGGGAAGCAGCTTCTTGACGTGACCCGTGGTGCCGTACTTCACCGAGCCCTTATTGAGCAAGCCCAGTTGGGCGAGTTCCTCGGCCGCCTGCTGCGTCGAGCGCCCCGCCGCCCAGTTCTGGTACGCGGTGGCCAGGCCGGTACCGGTGCGATGGCCGCCCATTTCCTGCATGGTGTGCAGCAAGCCGAAGAAGAACGAGGTGTCGTTCAATTGCTTCGCCGCGATGCCACCCGTCTTGATCATGTTGAGCATGTCTTCGGGCTTCACCAAGCCGCCTGATGACACGTAGGCCTGCGTGGCGAAATCCAGCACGCGCTTCAACTTCTCCGGATCCTTGGCTGCGCCGCGCAGCTCGGCCACTTTCAGCAGATCCATAAACATGGCCTCGGCGTTTTCGCCGTGACCTTCCCCGTGACCGCCCTGCGACATCACCGTCTCGATGCCGAACTTCATGCGCGCCAGGTAGGGCGTCACCTGCTCGGCCTCGTGCATGTCGCGCAGCACGCTGTAGGACTCTTTGAGCAGCTTGAGGTTGTCCGTCGCGCTGGTGCCCATCACGTCCATGCCGCGTGCGAACTTCGTAGCGTCGTTGACCATGCTGTCGCCGATGCCCAATGCGCGCAGCTGTGCAGTTTGCGTCGCGAAAGCTTTGGCTTCATCGATCGTGGGACTGAGCGCACCGAGCACGTGGCGGCCGGTCTCCATGGCGGCATAGCCGCCGACGGTCAGGTGCGCCGCCGTAGCCTGGCCACGCTCGAACGTTTGCCGCGCGGCCGCGGCCCGTTGCTGCTGCTGGGAAAGCTTCTGCAGCTGCGCTTGCTGACCGGCCATCTGTTGCGTGGTGGCCGCGATGTTGTTGCGCAGCTGCACCTCGTGCGCCGCGAGATTGCGCGTATTGATGCCCGCTGCGCCGAGCGCCTGGCGCATCGTCCCGAGGCGCTGCACGTTCTGGTTGTATTGGCGCTCGAGCGTGGAGGCTTCGCGCTTGGCGGCGGCAAATTCGCGCTGCTGCGCACGCGTGGGCGCGATGGTGGAGGCAATCGCCTTGCCCAACGCGGTGGCGCGCTGCTGCGCCGTGTTCATTTCGCCGTGCAGCTTGGCGGTGCCGGCTTTGAGGTCGCGGAAGCCCTTGAGGTCTTCCTGCGCCTTTTGCAGTTCCTTCAGGCGCTGGCGAGTCTCGCGCAGCGCCTTGGAAGTGGCCGACGAACTGCCGGTGATGGAACGCAGCGGGGCGGTGGCCTTGTCGATCATCCCCAGCAGCACACTCAACTTCAGATCCATCATTCCTCTCCGCCGTTACGAATGCGCGCCTGTTCGCGCCACTCCATCAATTCCGTCAGCCCCATCTCGTCCATCACGGGTGGTGCCCAGTGGAACACCACCGCGATGTCGGCCATGGCGTCCTCTACGCGGGCTGGAAGCCCTCGCGGTTCGCTTTCGTCAACAAAAAACCGGCCACCTCCATGCCGAACTGGGTCATGTCGGCCGGATCGAGGTTGGACACTTCCGGCTTGGTGAGCGTCGGCTGGGTGATGCGCGGAAGCACCACTTCCAGCGCGGCGACGTCCATGTGCAGCAGGTTGATCAGTTGCGTGCCGCGCAATTCGCCCGACTTGGGCTTGCGCACACTGACCTGGGTGATCGTGGTGTCGCCGCGGACGATCGGCTCTTCGAGGGTGACGATGGCGACGGTGTGGTTGCGTTCGGACATGACGCGGATCCTTGGATACGAGGTGAGAAAGGCGCCCCGAGTGATCGGGGCGCACCTGGTCAGAGGGGGAAGGGGTTTACCAGTGGCCGATGGCGGCGCGCTGAGCAGCGAGGATGTCGAAGCCGTCGACGATGAACAGGTTGTTCGGCACATCGATCTCGATGAGCGTCGCACCGTTGACGGTTTCCTTGTAGTAGGACACCTGCATGGTGAACTTGTGCTCGGTCGTGTCGCCGGGCTTGGCATCGCCGCGGTCGATTTCGCTGTAGCGGCCGCGGGCGACAACCTCTACCGCGTCGTAGGCGCCGGTGTCTTCGGCCTGGTAGGCGCCGGCCCAGCGCAGCATGACGGCGCCCACGGTGGTGGCGCCGAACTTACGCAGCGCCTCGCGCAGGTAACCGCCTGCGGAGAAGTTCATCTCCATCGCGTCGGCACCGACGTCGAGCTTGAGCGTGCCGTCCATACCGCCGGCGCGGTAGTCCTCCATCTTGCGCGCCAGTTTGGGCAGCGTGACCGAGCGCGTTTGGCCCATGAAGGACACGCCGTCCTGGAAGATGTCGAAATTCTTGAGGGTCTTGGGGAGTGCCATTGGCTAGGTTCCTCGAGCGAAAGGCGGAGAAGCCGGCGGCCGAAGCCGCCGGCGGGGATCAGGCGTTATTGGTGCTGGTCACCGCGGCGACCAGGTTGGCCACGTACGTGTCCGTGAAGGTCTGGCGCAGGGTCAGATCCTCGAGCGGCGGTACCGGCGTGTAGTCGTAGGACAGCGTCAGGCCGCCGGCCTTGAGCGTGTCGGTGCTGTTGAGCGATGGATCGAACCAGCACTTGCCGCCGAGCAGGAAGCCCTGGGCAGTGAGGTCGCGCAGCTTGGCGTTGATCGACTCGATGATGTCGCGCGCCAGGCTGGCATGCATGGGCTTGTCGGTGTACTCGAACACGCCGTCGCCGATCGTCGCCGCGACCACCTGCGCAGTGCGCGTATAGCTCTCGAATACGAAGGTGCCGTCGTCGCAGGTGCGCGAGCCCCAGAAACGGAAGCCGTTGCGGTTGATGAGCGTGGTCACGCTGGCCTGGTTCAGGAGGTCGGCATCGGTGCCCTCGGTGAGGTAGTCGAAGAACACGTCCGCGCTGATGCCGGTGACATTGTTCACCGGTACGTTCGACAGCACCTTGTGCCAGCCGGTGGTCTGGTCGATCTGCGCACGCAGGCCGAGCGCGATCGCGATGGTCATCGCCTTCGCGGCTGCGTTGGCGGTGGTGTCCCAGGCGGTGAAGTCGGGCCAGATCAGCATCAGTTCGCGGCCGCTGAACTGCTCGCGATACGCAAGCGCTTCCGTGACGCTGGAGCAATCATCACACGTGGCATAAGCGAAGGCCCCCAGCTGCTTGGCGATCGCCGCCAGCGCGGTGGTCACTGCATCGCTGTCGTGGCCCGGCACACCCAGGATGCGCGGACGCACGCCCACGCGCTGCTCGGCCGTGAGAAGGGCTTTCAGGCCGGTATAGCGGCCATTGGCGTCGGTAGTGCCTACGATATTGGACGTGGTGGCGGCTTCGTCCACACCCTCGGTCACACGAATGACCACCACCGGACAGTTGACCTGGTCGGCTATCGCCTGGAGCGTCTTGGCCAGCGTGCCGGCGGTGCCAGCTTTGGCAATGCCGTCCTGCGGACGCGTCACCAGCACCGGTGTATCGAGCGGGTAGGCCGTCGCGTCGGCATCCGCGGCGGTGACGACAACGCCGATCACGGCGGTGGAGATGGTCTGCAGGGCGAGCGGGGCATCGGTCTCTTCGTCGATGCGTGCGCCGTGGTGATAGGCAGTGCTGGTCATGTGGGCCTCGCTATGTGGGAGTTGGCTTTAGACGGTTGGAACGAGCGCAAGAGGCATCAGGTGAAGCCCGTCGCGGTGACTTGCGCGGTGAAGGTGGTGGTGGAAACAATCGAGCCGTTGCGACGCAGCCAAATCGTCACGGTGACGGTCGCCGAGACAGTGGCCGAACTCCTGGATGGCGTGCTGGCTTGAAGCGTTAGCACCTGGGAGCTGGTGCAAGGTTGGAAGCCCGGAGCGGAATTGGTCACAACCGCCGGGGCAGTATTCGACGCACCGAACTGCACTTGGTATTCCGCGACACTCTGACCGCTGCGCAACCAGGTGCCGGTTGCCACGGTCTGCGATCCGCCATTGCCTCCCCCGCTGATACGCTCGACGATCTGATAGGTGCCGTCGTTGTTGATGCGGACGTCGATGAAGGCGTACGTCGTATCGGCAGATGACGTCTTGGCCGTGTTGACGGCGAGGTAATGGGCGCCGTTGATCGGCAAGGCGTAGTTAGCGGTGCCAATCTTTGCCCACTTGGGGCCGACGTCCGTTCCGTCTGCGTATCGCATGCCAAGGGTGGGTCCCGGCTGACCGTACTGGGCCGCGGCGTACCGCAACGGCGTGCCATCCTGCTTACGCAGGAAGCTGGCGACGGGGCCATCTCCGACGACATCGGGGTCGTAGAGGTTGTCCGTATCGCCAATGGCGACGTTGCTGTACTTGCTGGTCATGCGGGGACGGTCGCCGGATCAGCAGCGATTGCGCGCTCGTTGTACAGGACGTCGTAGGCCGCCTTCAGCACGACCATCATGCCCGCCGCCGAGATCTTGCTCAGATCCGCGCCTGTCACTGGGTCGACGCTTCCTTCGGGTGTAAGACATCGTGACGCGATGTTGCTGATCTGCACCGGGAGGACGTCGAAATCGCCCATAGGCGACTGCGGCACGCCATTGACGAAGAGGTACTTGCGCGCCTGGAATGAAACGTTCGCCCTGCCCGTATTCACGTCATAGAAAAGATGCGTCTGCTCCGCGATGACTTCCGAGTTGACGCCATTCGCAATTTGCTGAATGCGTGCGTTGTCGCTCACTTTCGCTTCTCCAATTTAGCGATCCGTTTCATGATTTCGTCGATGGCCAACGCGTTGTCCATGCTGCACTCCAATGCAATGCCGGCCTTGTCCACTGAGAGCATGCGAGGGCCGCTCTTGCCATTAGCGAAGTTGCCTGGTCGGACGTACCAGGGCGCGAAACGCCTCAACGTCTGCGCGATCAGGCCAACGTCGTGAACGTCGGTCAGCTTCAATTCCCATTCGCTGAAGGCCTTTGCGCAACGCAACGCAATACCGCGGAGCACTTCGCGTTTCCGGATATTTTTCTTGAGTCGCTTGTCGGACCCAACCTGAAAGCCACCGTTGGCAACGATGGCGCCGATAGCGTTGACCTGATATCCACCTGCCGCCTGGAATACGGAGAGCGCGGACGCCTGATAGCCACCGCTGCTGTTCTTCATCGCAATGGTGAAGCCGGTGCCGTTCGCGGAAAGGTAATATCCGTTTGCGCCCTGGCCGCCGTTGGGGTTGAAATGAACATCAACCTCGCCTTGACCCTGGAACGTTCCACCTGGCACCAGCAATCCGTTGCCGTTGAACACGCCCAGCCCAGTAATCCACGCCAGCAGCGTGTAGTTCGCACCGTCGCCCGTATCCCAGAACGTCCAACCACCGCTGCCGCCGCCGTGGTGGTTGATGAACGACATGTCGCCCCAACCGTTCTGCTTGTTCCAACTCAAGTAGGAGCCCTGCGCGTTCGGGATCACTCCGCCGCCAGATACGCCAAGGCCCGCGCCCATCGCAACGCGGCCACTAAACGATGCAGGACCGCCACCCATGAATGTGTATTGGGACGCGTAGAAACCCATCGGAGCAAACGCCGATGCGTCGTACTTGATCGAATCAATTCGCGTTGAGCCGCCGCCGTCCGTAACGAACCGGATACGGTTGTCGGTGTGGCCCACGCCGCCGCCGAAATACGAATCGGCATACATCGAAACGCTGTTGCCGTACAGCGTACCCGTCATGGTATCGCCCGCCTTCGCTACCTTGCCTGCGAGAGCGTTTGTGACCGTGGCAGAGAAATGAGCGTCATCGCCCATCGCGTCTGCGAGTTCCTTCAGCGTATCCAACGCACCAGGCGCACCGTTGATCAGTCCGTTGACCGCTGCGGTGATCTGCGCCGTCACAGCCGCCGGCGTAGTCTTTGCGTCCAATGCCGCTTGTAGGCCGTTGATGTCGCTGATCGGATGCGAATGCTGTTTGGCCGCCGCGCCGATATCCGTGAGTACGTCCGCCGGCGCCTTGCTCTGCAGAGGGCCATTGCCCCCACCGATCACGTAGTTGCCCGCCGGTATGGTCGCCACGCCCGTACCGCCGCGCGCCACGGGCAGGGTGCCGCTGGTGATGTCGTCGGCCGAATGCGTGTGCGGGGCGGGTGCAAACACCGACGGCACGCCGCTGAGGTTGGCCCATTGCAGGTAATAAGAGCCGTCCTTGCCGTCGAGCAGATCCGCATCAAGGCCATTACCCGATCCGGTGTCGTACTGGGCTGCGCCGCGAATGCCCAGAGCCGTGCAGAACGCAAGCACGCTGGCCTTGGTAAGCAAGGTCTTGACGAAGGCCGACGGTGCGCCGGCACCAAGGCGGTCGTTGAATGCCGCCAGGAGGTTCTTTGCCGTGAGCGCTTTCTGCGTATCCGCGCCGGCGATCGCTTCGGCGTCGGTGGCCAAGCGCACCACACCCAGGGTGTCAGTGGTCGCCGCGGGATTGCTGAAATTGGAGTCGCCGAAGGTGATTTGCGTGGCGTCGATTGCCGTGAACTTCACATCGACGGCCAGCAGCATCGTGGCCTGCGCCGACTTCTCCACGATCACATCGGCTTGGCCATACGAGGCGAACAGTGTGCCGTCGGCCAGGTAGAAGCCGTAGCCGCGGACACTGTAGACGTCGGTGCCCGTGTCGCTGATGGTCACGTGGATCGTATCAAGCGAGGTCGCACCGCCGGCGATGGTGGCCAGACGTTTGATCTCGGCGGGCACCGGGGAGCCCGAGGCAAACGCCGTCGCAGTGACGCCGACGGTAGCGATGCGCACCGCGTTGGTGCCATCGCCCTGGGCGTTGCGTAGCGCGGCACGGCCGGCATCGGTGACGGTGAGGGTTAGAGCCATGTCAGGCGGCCTCGAGAAGCTGTTGGCGTGCGTAAGCGAGCGGGCGGGCCACGGCAATCACGCCGACGCCTCCCAGCGCCTGCGCACCTTGAGTGAAAGTGAAATGCGTGCGCACGGGCTTCGTGCGATTAACCTCGGCGATCACGTCGTCGAAGAATTGCGCGGTAGCTTCCGAGCCGCCCTGGCCGGACAGCGTCAGCACGACGCTTGCCGTATGGGGAACACCGCGCGGGACCATCTGCCACCACTCGCGGATATCGATGTGGCCACCGAAAGCATCCACGACGTCACGCACCGACTTGGCGGTGCCCTGGTGACGTGCGATGTCGATCGACGCCTGCACGCGGTTGCGCTTGACCGTGTCGGACCAGTACGACTTCCAGCTCGACACGGACAGCGACCAGGCCAGCCAGGCGAGCAACTTGTCGTCGATCAGCGAGGGATTCCACAGCGTGGCCAGCGGCGTGGGGATATCGAGCAGGGACAGGCCAACCTGCTCGAGCGCGCGTTCCAGGCGGGTGCTGTTGGGTGGGAGCAGGCTAGGCACCGATGCCCCCGTAGTTGAGCGTCACGCTGCGGCAGTAGGCGGCCTGCGTGTCGCCGATGACGATGGTGGCCGTCGGCGAGACCAGCTCGACGTTCTGGATGCCAGCGACCTGCAGGGCGGCGTAGATCGCCGAAAGCGTGATGTCGCGACCCAGGCGGCGAGAAGCGGCCAGGTAGGCGTCCAGGCTGGTTTGCGCTGCGGCCAGCACGATGTCCGAGTCGGGTCCGGCGAACGTGTACAGCGTTGCATCGATATCGAAGTCGATGATCTCGGCCGATTGCACCATCACGTGATCGGTCAGCGGGCGCACGTTGTCGGCGCTCACGGTGGCGGCAACCGTATCGAGCAGCGTCTGCGGCGCGGTGCCGTCGCCGTTGCGCGAGAGCACGGCCACCGACACATCGCCTGGCCAATCGGCGGCATCCAGGGCGGACGACATGGCATCGACCAGGTCTTGCTCGGCGCCATGCGCAGCCAGTATGGAAGCGACCAGCGCCTTGATGTCATCGGGTGTGGGACTGGTTGCGCTCGCGTCCAGCACGTCACCCGAGGCGCTGCGTGCATGGAAAATGTAAGCATCGGCTGGGCCTGCGACCGAGAACGATGCGGGGGCGAGCGTGATGCGGTCGCGGTAGTCGTCGTCGCTTTCCATGACCGCGTCGATGTCCAGCTCGGGCTGCGCCGCCACGATCGTTAGGCGCTGCACGCCGAGCAGCGCGCCCAGGTTATCCAGGTCGTTCTTCTGTGCCGTGGCGAGAAAGCAGGCGCGGGCCGCATCATTGACGCGCTGTCGCAGGCCCATGGCGATGTAGGCCAACACCTGAAGGATCGCGTTGGCTCCCTCCGATTCCACATCGGCATTGAAGGTCGGCCACACTGCGACCAGCTTGGCCTGGGCTTCCTGATAGAGCGCCTCAAAATCGATCGTTTCGACGACATCGGGCGGCGGTAGCTTGCTGAGTTGGATCGCGGAGGTCATGCGGGCACCCCCGTGCGCACATCGACGCTCAGCGACGCAACGGCATCGGTGTCGACGATCCGACCTGTGACTGTGAGGATCCAGCGACCGGCGAGGGCATCGGCGGCCGACAGAGAGACGCGTTGCACGTCGATGCGTGGTTCCCAGCGGATCAGGGCGGCCGCAGCCGCGGCGTAAAGCAACACCAGCGTGGCGGGATTGGCGGGCGCGTCGATGAGGTCAGGCAACTGACTGCCGAATTCGCGGCGTGCGATGCGGCTGCCGAGCGGTGTGGAGAGAATCACGCCGATGGATTGCGCCAGGTGCGCATTGCCGGACAGCGCGGCGCCCGTATTGCGATTCATGCCGATCATGACGCCACCGGCTTGCCGCTGATGCCCGTGCCCGGCTGTACCTTGTCGTGTGGGTGATTGGTCAGGCTGATGCCGCTTGCTTTGACATCGCCATCGCTGGTGATGTCCTGGTCCGCGTGCAGCGTGTTGTCCAGCGTCACCGCGTCCGACACGTGCAACTTGCCATCGATATCCACGTCGCCCGTGAGCTTGAATCCGCCCGGCGCGATCGCTTCCACGCGGCCACCGGCGGGCAGCGATGCTTTCAGGAGGTGGGTGGCCATGTCGTACAGCAGAACGGCGCCATCCTCGAAGGCCACCAGGACGTTGTCGGCGGTGGCACCGTCCGGCTTGGGGAGTGCGTTGGAGAACAGCGCCGGAAAGGCCACGCCGGCGGCAAGGTCACCGTTGGGCGACAACACCATCACCTGCTCGCCGAGCGACGGCGGATTCCAGGCGCGTACACGGCCCGCGCGGGTCGATACCCAGGGCAGGGGCTTGGTCACCACGCCGCCCGTCTTCACCGTGACGCGCGCGGCGTCGGCGTCAACGCTCGCCACGGTGCCGTAGCGGATCAGATTCGCGAGGATGCGCAGTGTGTCGTCATGCATGCCCGCCATGCTGCGGACGCCGCGCACGCGGCGCAGCTTCGGGCCGTTCTGTACACGGTTCAGTAGAACAAGCTATGTCGCGAGCTGCTCGAGCAGCAGATCCCGAATCAGCGCGCGATCGCGTTCGCTAAAGCCGAGCAGCGGTCGGGCGGGATAGCGGATCATCTTGCCGCCGAGTGAGGCGCGATCGGCGAGACCTTCCTGATGCACGCGCGCCAGGCGCGCCACGCGCCCCACGAACCCCACTTCGGCGCCTTCGGCGGTGGCGTTGGCTTTCAGCCAACGTGCGGTGCGCAGCTTGACGAACATGGCGCCCTGCTTGCGCCGGATCTGCCCTCGCTTATCGCGAAGGCGATCGCCTTGGCTCTTGCGCGCCGCATAGGGCGTGCCGTCCGGTGCTATTTGTTTAGCGATGCGTTCTTGCTGCGACCCGCGCAGCGCACGCGCAATCGAGGTGGCCAGCTTCCGGCGTGCCGGCGGTGCGATCTTGACCAGGAGCGAGGCCGCCCAGGTCTCAAGCTGGATCAAGTCGTCGGCCATACCCACGCCGCGGTCGGGTCGGCAGGTGGCTCGGCCGGGTGGTCGAACGTCGTGCCGTCGGCATTCGCGTACACCGCTTCAGTGAGATCGATTTCGATGGCCACGTCCGCGAGTTCATTGGACATCATCTCGCACTCGAAACGGATGCCGCGCTTGTTGTTGGTGTCGTTCTTGAGTAGATCCGGCTGCTCCAGCTCCACCCATTGCGTGACCGCTGACGCCAATTGATCCATATCGCCCGCGAAGTCTTGCAGGACGGCGGTGAGCTGGTAGGTGTAGAGCCAGCCGCGGCCAGGCGCGCCGGTGGCCACCAGGTGGCCACGCTCCACGTAGATCGAGAGGCGTTGCGGATCCTGCGCGACATCGGGTAGCGCGGCGAGCAACGCCGTGCGGAAGCGTCCGGGCTTGTTCATGGCGAGGCGGCTTGCATGCCCTGGTAGTGGTCCGTCAGCTGTTGCTGGAAGGCGGCGTCCTGCAATTGGCGCTGCCGCTCCCAGTCCTGCAGGCCGCTTAGCTGCTCGGCGATTTCGTGGCAGGTGCCGTAGTTGCCGACGATGACGCCGGCGGCCTCAGAGGCTTTAACGTCGGAGGCTTGCGCATCAGCGGCTCCGGCGCTTGGTAGCTCGGACAAGTCAACCGCGGCGTCGTGCACGCGCACAAAGCCAACAGGGAGAGGGAAATCACGATCAACGCTCGGCGGGACATAATCGGGCACCTTCACTTGGAGGTTGGTGGTGGTGTCGTGCACGTAAATGATGCGATCGACAAAGTTGGTGACGGCCACGACGTTGAGGCTCGCGGCCTGGGCGTCGAACTGCGCGGTGATGGCTTGCGCTTGCGCGGTGGCCAGCTTGCCGCCCAGTGAATCGAGCTTCAGATGCTGCACGCCGATCACGCAGGCGGCGGCGATCAGCAGGGCGGCCAATGCATACAACAAACCCTTGAGCACGATGGTCATGCGGCTTGTTCCTTGTCGGGGGTGGTGGCGTCGCTCATGCGGCGGCGCGCGATGTCGGCGTTGACCTGGTCAAGCTCGGCGCCAATGAAGCGCCGGCCCTCGAGCACGGCGGCGACGCCGGTGGTGCCGGAGCCTGCGAAGGGGTCGAGCACGACGCCACCGGGCGGGCAGCACTGCACGATGGCGCGCATGAGGTTTGTTGGCTTGCCGGTGACGTGATGCTTGTCGGCCTGTCGGATCGATTCGACGTGGTGTCCAGCCAGATAGCCGACGTCTTCACGCGCGGGCATGGGGCCATTGCTACCCCACACTGCATACTCGGCCGAATTACGGAATCGGCCGGGACCACTGGGACGGCCCGCGGGTTTGATCCACGGGAAAATCCCTCGCCAGACGGCGCCCGCGGTCTGCAACGCGTCGGATGTGCTGGGGAGCTGCCGCCAGTCGGTGAACAGCACGATCGGTGCGCCGGGCTTGGCGATGCGCAGGCATTCGGACAGCCACAGTGTCACCCAAAGCGTCCAGCTGCGTTGGTCGCGATTGTCGCCGCTGAAGTCGTGGTAGTGACGCTTGACGTCCGAACTAACGTATTTTGCGACCGGCGTCTGATTCATACGCGCGGCTGAATGCGTACCACCGGAACTGTAAGGCGGATCGGTGATGACCGCATCGACGGAGGCGGCGGGAAGGGTGCGCAAGAAGGCCAGGCATTCGCCTTGGTGCAGGTGAAACGGTGTCACTTCAGTGGATCTCCACACGGTTGAGCACCCAGCCGAAGAGATACTTCCGCTGGGAGGGTTTGGCTTCGGTAATTTCGAGATAGCGGGTGGCTTGCACGCCGTTGAGGCCGCGCATCAAGGCGGTGATGCCCTGCGGACCGCGCCAGGCCAGGAAGGCCCGCAGCGCGTCCAGCGTGACGCTGCCGATGCGCCCATCGACATGCAGGTCGCCGTAGCGACTGCCGGAGTCGTTGAAGCCGTTGAGCCAGCGCTGCAGGAAGGTCGCTGCGACCGGCGTGCCCATGTTGACGCCGGTATCGATCAGCTCGGCGCCGATGTTGGGCTCGATGTTAAACACCGCGCCGAACTGCGGTTCGTCGATATAGCGCTTGCGATAGATCGCCCGCGCTACATCTTCGGGCAGATCCTTCATGGTGCCGGTGTAGCCGTAGGCACGCGCCGAGGCAATCGTGATGCCCCAGCGCGTTTCCTTGCCGGCGTCGTTCGGATCGTTCGTGTAGGCGTCCCAGCCCTCGCTCTTCATCACGCCGGTGATGATCTGATCGAGGCGTTGCTCCGGCAGCGTGATCACCATGTCCGGCCCCGGATCCGCATGATCAGGTGCTGGGTGGCACGCGTCAGCAAGGCCAGCACCGCGCGCACCAGGTGCGCGGTGTTGCCGCGGTGATAGAGGAACAGCCACGCCACCGCGAAGGTGCAAAGCGCTTCCAGCGGACCCGGTGGCGGCTTGATGCCGAACAGCAGTTTGACCGCGGTTCCGGTGCAAGCGCTGACGTAGAGCCATGCCATCCACGCATACACGTGCCGATGACGCGATTCGCCGCGGCGAAAGGTCAGGATGCTGAGAACGATGGCCAGGCAAGAGACCAGTTGAACGAACGGCCACAGTCCGAGCGTGGCGAGGTGCGCAAAGAGGTGCATGGTTAGGCTCCGCTCTTGGTGAAGGTGGAGAAATCGCCGTTTTTGACGCGCTCAATCACCTGCGTGGCGATGGTGATGATCGTGGCGCCGCCGAGAAAGGCAGCGAGGCCAATGCTTTGCAGCGGCAGGTGTGCCAGGACATCGGGCGCGGCCACGTAGCCGCCGCCGGCGCTCACGGCCAGGTAGACGGCGCGGCGCCACAGCGGCAGATCCTTCGCGATCGTGACGAAGAGGGCGCCGCCGGCGAGGGCGCCGATCAGGGCGTTGCCATCGACGCCGGGAATCAGCGCGGTGGCGGTGGCGGCCGTAGCGACGGCGGCGGACGCGGCAGTGGCGGTTGCAGGTTCAGCCATGATCAGTCCCAGAGTTTTATGTTGGAAAGAATGGGTGCGCTGACGCTGGTGCGATCGGGCAGAACGACCGGTGTCCCTTCCGGCAGGATCGGGCCGATATCGGCGATCCCGCGATTGAGTTCGAGCACTTGCTCGACCACGCCCGTGGTCGCGCCCAGCTCACGCCAGCAGATGCCGTCGACGGTGTCGCCCTGGCGTGCCAGCACGGTGGCCATTACAGAAGCTCCACCACGTTGCGCGGCCGGCCGAGAATGTCAGCGACGGCCCAGCGCGCGTTGCGACGGAAGTCATCCGCGCTGGTGTCCTCGCCAAGGGCGCGGTAGTTGCCGGCCTGCGTGTTGTCCCAGTCGCGCGATTTCTCGGCAACGTCGGCCTGCACAGTGGACGCCACGGCGCGCAGGTAGCGGTGCACGATGGCCGAGTGATTGGCGATGGTTTCGCCGATGTCTTCGGCGGTGGTCCAACCCGCTGAGATCTGCGCCGCCTTGAACAGCGCGAGCTGCCCGTTGACGTCCAGCATCGCCTCGATCGCGCTGACCTTCAGGCGATCGTCGGTGACGTTGCCGGTGAGGCGCGTGCTCGCACGCAGCTGCGCGAGATCCACGTCCGGCCAAAAGCCGTCGTTGGCGATGATCGCGGGAGTGGTGGCCGGCGGTGAGGCTTGCGTTCCGCCGTTGGCAATCAATGCGCCCATGGGTTCCTCGAATAAATCCGGCGGTGGACGGGTGGATCACGGCAAGCCTGTCGGCTTCGTTCACCATCCGTGCCGCCGGGCGCGTGGGGGTCGCTCAGGTGCCGCCGGTGGGCGGCTGCTTGTTGCCGGCTTGGCCGGATGCGTTTCGCAGCTTGCGTTCCAGCTGCTCGATGTCTTTCTTGGCGCCGACCTTGTCGTACAGCTCCACCGCGCGGCGCAGGTATTCCAGTGCCGCGCCGTCGTCGGTACCAGCCTTGGCCAGGTGACGTCCAATGGCGAAATGCAGCTTGGCGCGCACCTGGTCGGGCATGTCGCGCGACTCGGTCAGTTCGAACACCTGGCGCAGCACGTCCAGATCGAACGGCTTGTCGGCGTCGTAGGCCTTCAACGCTTGCACCGCCGGTTCCTCGGCGATGAGCGTGGCGGGCGTGCGCGCGAAGCGATCGGGCAGGGCGAGGTTGTTGTCCAGGACGTAGCGGGCGATATCGAGCGCGCCGGCAAAGTCGCCGACGTCGATGCGCCAGGTCAGCACATAGCCGATCACATCGTCCTGCACGCCGTTGCCCGATGCGATCACGCCGGCGACGTAATCGGCGTAGTCCGGCAGCACCTCGCGCTTGACGTCGATCTTGCGCTCGATCGATTGCACTTCCTTGAGCCGGCGCCGATCGGTGTCGAGCTTCGCGCGCATCAGGGCGTGCGCCTGAGAAGTGGAGCGGGTGACGGCCGCGCCGGGCGCCGCGTTAGCGGTCGCCCGGCCAGCTTCAACACGCATCCGGTGGCGGTATGCGGGGCTGGTCATGGCGATCAGCCGCCGGCGCCGCCGGACCAGTCGCCCAGCTCGATGTTCTCGATGAGCACGGCGAGCTGGTTGTCTTCGATCACGTACGCGTCGTTGCTCGACTCGTAGTTGGCCACGCGATCGCGCTTGGGCTCGTCGATCAACTGACGACGACGGGCGCCGTTCTGGTAATAGATCGAGAGGTTGTCCGGGATCGTGATCAGCACCGCGTTCTGGATGAAGAACGGAACGACCAGGCCAGTGATGCCGCCGATGGTCTTCTGCGTGACCAGCACCTGCGAGGCTAGCTCGTCGGTGGCGTCCTGTTTCTGGTTGATCTTTGGGAAATACTTGTCGTGCAGCAGTTTGCGGCTGACGATCGCGCGCAGGCCGGTGTTTTCCTGGTACCAGGGAGCCAGCAGCGTGATGGCGTCGTACACCAACGCGTCGAGGTTCTCGTAGTCACCGCCGGGGCCGACGCGGACCTTGCCGGAGGCGGCCACGACTTCATGCATCACCTGGCCCGGCGCCTGCTCGCGCAGGTTTTGCAGCCAGCCCTTGTTGACGTCCTGCAGCAGCGGGTTCGCGCCCAGGTCGGTCTGTGCGGCAGCGCTCGTGCCGTTCCAGCCGATCATGATGCGATCGAGTGCCTGCTGGTTGACGATCTGCCCGGCCAGCAGGGGCTGGAAGTTCGGGAATTTCGCCCAGGCATCCAGCTTCACGTACGGGTAGGACGTGTCGAAGTTGGTCTGCAGGCACTTGTATTCCTGGTCGCCCAGGACGCCGACGTCGCGCGGGTTGCGGTCGGTGTTGCTGGTGTTGGTGCGGCTGGCTACCGGTCCGCTGGTGCCCAACTTGAGCTTTGCGCCCGACTGCTCATCGACGCCGACCATGTTGATCATCTTGAGGAAGTCGGTGGACTCCTGGATGGCCGCCTCCAGCTTCTGCTGGATGGTGGGATCGACGCTGAATTTATCGGTGGCCAGCGGCACGCCGTTGAGCTGCGCGATATGCGCGGCCAGTTTGTTGAACTTGAGGCGGGTTTCGTTCTTCATGGTGCCCTCGGGGTTTGGGTTCGGGGTGGCGGCTCGTTCGCAGCGGCGGCGTCAGAAATCGGTGAGCACTTCGCCGCCGCCGGTGGCGACCTGGCGCGTGGTGGAAACGGCCGGGGTCTTGGCGAAGGCCTCTTCCAGCGTCTTCAGTCGGGCGTCGATCGACTCCGCCTGCTGCTTGGCGGCGTTCACCGTCTGCTCTACCTGCTGAAGCGCCTGGGCGCTCTGCGTGGTCTGCGCCTGGCCGTGCTCGGCCACCTCGGTCAGCGCCTGCTCGATGTCGCTGAAGCGCTTGTTGTCATCCGATTCCTTGCGGGCGAAGAGCTTCTTGACCCGTTCCAGAATGTTGGGCGTTTCGGTGACGTCGACGAACTCCATAGCGGTTTCGACCGCGGCACTGAAGTGGTTGTTGGCGTGCAGTTTGCGTTTGGTCAGCGGGCTGCCTTCGGGCTTGCTGGCCGTGAACTCCAACATGTCGGTGCCCAGGCTGGCCGGCGTATCGGTCACGGCCAGGCCCTGCAGGTACGCCTTGCCGGTGTCGGCGAACTTGGGGTTCACCTCGATGGAGGTGAAAGTCTTCTGGTAGCCGTTCACGAGCTTGACCAGGTCATCGGACGGATTGATTTCGGCGAGCAGCTGCACCTTGCCGTCGTCGTTTTGCTGCGTGCTGAGCGATTCGACGTAGCCGTAGTTCTTGAAGGGGCTGTCGGGCGTGACACCGCGGATATGCTCGATGTTGATGCCGGCCTTGTAGACGGACGGGCTGTAGCTCGCCGCCATCTGCTCGATCCAGGAACGGTCGATCGTGCGGCCGTCGACGGTGGCGCCTTCGGTGGCGATGACGAACTTCTTGGATTTCTTGCCGGCCATGGTCTGCCTCGATGCTGGTGGGTGTCAGGACGTGTAGGTCGCCAGCATCGAGAGGGAGCCGCGTAGCGTCCATGCGGCGCTGTTCTGTACACCCGCACAAAGAACAGGCAGCGGGAGAGGCGCGCGGGTGCGGTCCCTACGCTGTTGGGCATGTTGATCCCGCCTGTTGCCACCGACCCTCGCACGCTTGCCCGCAGCCTCTTCTTTCAGGGATGGAGCGTCACCGCCATCGCCGAGCAAATCAGCCAGGCGCGATCGACCGTGGAGTCGTGGAAACAGCGCGACGGCTGGGCGAGCGCTAAACCGATCGACCGCGTAGACGCGGTCCTGGAAGCGCGCCTATGCCAACTGATCGCGAAGGATCGAAAAGACGCGCATGACTTCAAGGAGATCGACCTGCTGATGCGCCAGGTCGCGCAGATCGCACGCGTGCACCGTTATGAGTCGCCCGGCGGTCACGAAGGCCACTTGAATGAGAAGGTGGCCAACCGTAACGCGGGACCGAAAAAGCCGCCGGCGCGCAACGAGTTCAGTCCCGAGCAGGCTAAGCGCCTGGTCGAGGCGTACATGGACAGCATGTTCGGCTACCAGCGCCACTGGCATAACGCGCTTTCGCACCGCATCCGCAACATTCTCAAGTCGCGCCAGATCGGCGCAACTTTCCATTTCGCGCGCGAAGCGTTGGTTGATGCGATCAGTAAGGAAGGCAACAACCAGATCTTCCTGTCGGCAAGCCGCGCGCAGGCGAATGTGTTCCGGCAGTACATGCAGGCCTTTGCGCGCGACGCGGCCGACATCGAGCTGAAGGGCGGGCGCGACTCGCCGATTGTGCTGCCCAACGGATCCGAGCTGATCTTCCTGGGCACGAATGCGCGTACCGCGCAGAGCTACCACGGCAACCTCTATTTCGACGAGTACTTCTGGGTCCATAGCTTCCAGGCGCTGCGCAAGGTCGCCTCGGGCATGGCTATCCATAAGCGGTGGCGGCAGACCTATTTCTCCACGCCGTCCGCGCTGAGCCATGACGCCTATCCGTTCTGGTCGGGCGCACTGTTCAACAAGGGCCGCGCCAAGGCCGACCGGGTCGATGTCGATACCAGCCACGCCGCGCTGGTCGCAGGGCTGCCGTGCGCGGATGGCCAATGGCGGCAGATCGTCACCGTGCTCGATGCGTTGGCCGGCGGCTGCGACCTGTTCGACATCGACCAGCTGCGCATGGAGTACAGCGAGGACGAGTTCCGGCAGCTGCTTATGTGTGAGTTCATCGACGACGGCGCGTCGGTGTTTCCGTTCGCCCTGGTCAAGTGCTGCATGGTCGATAGCTGGGATCTGTGGGAGGACTTCCGCGCGGATGCGCCGCGGCCGATCGGTAACGCCGAGGTGTCCATCGGCTTTGACCCGTCGAAGGGCGCGACCGGTGGCGATCCGTCGGGTTGCACGGTGAACGCGCTGCCCACGTCCATCTATGACCGTTTCCGAGTGCTCGAAAAGCACCAGTGGGCTGGGCAGAACTTCAACGAGCAGGCCGGTAAGATCAAGGCGCTCTGCGGCGCGTACAACGTCGCCGATATCGCCATCGATACCACCGGCATGGGCATCGGCGTCTACGAGCTGGTGAAGCAGTTTTTCCCCGGCGTCCGCTCGATCCAATACTCGCCCGAGGTGAAGCAGCGCATGGTGATGAAGGCGCACGACGTCATGACCAACGGCCGCCTCGAGTGGGATGCCGGATGGACCGATCTCGCCGCCGCCTTCATGGCCATTCGCAAGACCGTGACGGCCAGCGGCCGGCACGTGACCTATGACGCCAGCCGATCCGCAGACGTCGGCCATGCCGATCTCGCCTGGTCGGTCATGCACAGCCTTATTCACGAACCGCTGGAAGGCCGCCTGGCCTACGGCTCCAACGTCCTGGAGATTTACTGATGAACAAGCGCACGCGAGCCGCTCGATTCGCCGCAAGCCAAGCCACCGCGGGAGCGCCTACCACCACACCGGCGGCTATCGAGGCTTTTTCGTTCGGCGATGCCGAATCCGTGGATCGTCTTTCCCTTTTTGATTATGCGCAGGTGACGCGCAATGGCCGGTGGTATGAGCCGCCGGTGTCGGTGCATGGTCTTGCCAACATGTCGCGATTGTCGCCGCATCACGCGTCGGCGATTCGCGTCCGGCGCAATCTGCTGGTGGCGTCGTTCGAGGCCACACGATACCTATCCGTCGGCGAGTTCTCGGCCTTTGCCAATGATTACATCACGTTCGGCAATGGCTACTTTGAAGAGGTGCGCTCTATCACCGGCCAGCTGATCGGCGTGAAGCGATCGCCTGCCATGTACACGCGCGTGGGGATGACGCCTGGTGATTTCTGGTTCGTCACGGACGACAGCCAGCCCTATCAGTTCGCTAATGGCACGGTGCGGCAATTGATGGACGCAGATGTCGTGCAGGAGATCTACGGCGTGCCCGAATACCTGGCCGCGCTGCATGCTGCGATGCTCAACCGCTCGGCGACGCTGTTCCGCCGGCGCTACTACGATAATGGCAGCCATGCGGGCTTCATTCTCTACGTGTCGGATCCAGCGCAGAGTCAGTCGGATGTCGATGCCATGCGCGAGGCCCTGAAGAAGTCGAAAGGGCCGGGCAACTTCCGCAACCTGTTCATGTATTCGCCGAACGGCAAGAAAGATGGCATCCAGCTGATTCCGATCAGCGAGGTCGCAGCAAAGGACGACTTCGCGGCGATCAAGAACACCAGCCGCGATGACATCCTCGCCGCGCATCGCGTGCCGCCGCAGCTGCTGGGCGTGGTCCCCGTCAACGCGGGTGGCTTCGGCGACATTGCCACCGCGTCCAATGTGTTCATCGCGAACGAGATCGCTCCGCTGCAGGCCATCATGCTGGGTTTGAACAATCTGTTCGACGCCGAGGTGGTGAAGTTCAGGCCGTCCATGCTTCCCGTCTGAGGCACAGGAAGTTACGTTTTTCGCGGGTGTTATCACTACGTTGGGACGATCTTCACGATTTCATGCTCGCCGCGAGGCTACGGTACAAAGGCCAAGTCAGGCGAGAGGACAGAACGATGACCGACGTCGAGGGCGTACATCGCAAAATCCAATACACCGCGACTTATCAGATCGCAGGCGAAGAAACCATCTGGCGTGGAACGTTCCGCCGCGGAGACGCAGTGTTTGAGCGTGAGGGAAGGATTATCCATGGCTGGTTGGTGCAAGCTGCCGTGCACGGCCAGGTGCAGGTAGCGATCCAGCTCTATATCGAGCGCCTCCTGCTCGACGAGGCGTTTGAAGAGGCAGCACGCTGGAAGGAACCGCCGGGTGGCCAAATTGTACCCGGCAACGCGACGTAAGAGGTCGATCCTGGAGATGGTGCTCGCGCTTCGTGCTGGATCCGCTCATGGCTAAAGTCTCGCTACACGAATACGCGGGGATTGAGTACTTCGTGCCGGTGTACGCCGATCAGGTTCTCATGCCTAACGTAGATGGGTGGGTTGGTGCGTGGGCGATTTACAAGTTGCCTCGCTGTGCAGGTGATGAGCCGGTACGTTTCGGTGACACGGGATTCGTGGCCAGTCAGTCCGCTGCCCTCAATAGGGCTCGCGCTGTCGCCTGCATTGTGGCGTCGTCTCTTAAGAAGGCGCCGCCGCGTCGAGCTGGATAGTGCCCGCTGTCCGCGTCGGCTTGCCGTAAGACGAAAATCTTGATCGGGTGGTGCGGGATCAGTGCCGACACGACGTCGCGCATGGCGCGCTAGTTTGGCAGTGCCGTGCAGCATTGCCTGACCTTGCAGCAACACCGTGAGTTGGAGTGCGCGCAGCGGCGTCTCGTGGGTGGGTCTCAGAGTTGAGCCTGCGGACCGTCTGAGCAACGCGCTTGACGGCATAACCACGGCCCGCCCCACCCGACGAAAAGCCCCGCGAGTGCGGGATTTTGGTGCCTGCGTGCCTGGCAGACGCCAGAGGGGGTGACTTGTAGCCGCCAAGCACGCGAGGCACGGCCATTGTGCCCGACCGTCGGCGAACGCAAGTCGGTGAGGCATGCGGGCACGCAGCGCGTGGAAGGTCGTGGGCGAGGCCTGCGACCTGGTCAAGAAATGAACAGTCCGGGCCTTCCGTACCTCGGCGCGCGCGGTCGTCCCCCCTCCTCGCCTGCGCTCTTCTCCCCCTGCTTTTGATGCAGTTGATGCGCGGCGATCGAACCGCGCCACACAACGCGCCACCGGGGGAGGGCAGCATCCCAGGTTTGACGCAGTTTGATGCACTCGTGCAAGCAGCGCGGTCGGCACCTGCGCACCTACTACGGCCCGGAAGTTTGGCGCCTGTATGCAGGTTCGAGGTGATTTATGTTTACGGCAATGGCCAAGGGAAGCATAAATTTCGTCGTCTCATGGATCTGATTTTTCTGGTCGACGACAATTTCGATTTGGTGGGGGAGCAGCTCACTCGAAACGTTCGCTACGATTACACCCCATACTCCGTTTGTTCCTGATTGAACTATTGGTGCCCCGCTGGCACCCCGTAATGCGGGAAAGGAAAGCTCCAAGGCGTCAACGCCGGAGCCATCTCTGCTGAGCGGGAGGGCGCGGTGCTGCCTGGTCATATTTCCTAGCCGCGTCGCAGGGTTGATCGAAATGCGATCGCCGAGCGTTTGGGTGGTCCCGTACTCAAAGGTCATTACTTGTGCATTCGGATAGAAAGGCTGGTCGAACATCGGCACAAGATGGCGGCTAGGGCTGTAATCAGCGACTTTTAGTAGGGCCAGGTCGTGGCGCTGGTCACGCTCTACAACTCTCGCCGAAAAAAGACCGAGTGCACCAAGGGATGGGGCGATCAGATAGTCGTCATCGTCGGTAAGCACATGCTCCGCTGTCGCCAGCAGTCCATTAGGTCCGGCAAAAAATGCGGTTCCTAGAAAAGCTGGTGCACTGGCCGGCCCGGCCAGCAGCGGAACAATCGCCTCACTAGGTTGAAACGGGGACGATGGACCGATTTTGAAAGTCATATTTAACTTCAGTGTTGTCCGTCAGGGGATTTCGTCTAGTGTTTGTCGCGTCGCTTCCAACTCCGCATCGTTTTCTCGAAGCCACGTTTCCAGGCTTTCTATAGCATCTATCCAACGGCAGTTATAGGCATCGAAGAAACACGCAAACACGTAGGCGGTACCCGGCGCGTGCTGGTGGCCAAAATTTGTTGTCCAGTAGTTGCCAAAGTGCGTCTCTTTTGCCTCGGGCACTGGCTTCGAGTAGGCGTAGATCACCCCGTCATAGTTAGGGTGGACCGATTCGCTGAGCTTTTGGTGCATGTTTTCGAGCGCGCCGTATGTCCTGTTTGCACGCTTCAAGACGCTGAGGATATTAAAAGCCTCGTATCCGTCGACTACTAGCGAGCTTTTGCTTCCGACAAGGATCCTCATGGTGTCGTTTTCAAAGTCGAACCAAGAAAGCTTTCCTGTGACCACGTCGTCAATCTTCTGACAAAGAAATTCCATCAGGGCGGATGCTTCCACTGCGCAGCGCAGAAGTATGCGCACGCCGAGGATTTGTTCTTGGTCTGTCAGTACGTCGATGGCAGTGCCGAGATCAACCATGCGCCACAGCAGGGCTTCGCGAATCACTAGGCATCGATACGGCGCCTTCCACTTGTGAGCGATCGGGCATCTAGATACGAGGTCGTTTACAGCCACCTTTTCGACCAAGTCGTTTTTCCATGCCTGCAGCGTTGCCTTAATATCGAACTCTTCCAGTGTGGAGAAATCGGCGCCGGCCGTCATATCAGGTGCTCGTGTAGAGTTGGATCGCCATGCCCAAGCGTGGTCGGAACGAATTGGATTAGTCCTTGCGATTGGTAGGAGCAATCTGCGCGACTTGTGAAAACTCGACCACTTTGAACGCGACGTCGCCATCGTTGGAGGCGCCGACCAAAGCGAGTTTGTCGCCAACCGCGCACAAGATCCGCCAGGCTTGGCCATCAGGATCCTTGAGCTTTACAACGGCAAAGCTATCCAAGTTTGCCGGTCTATGCCGAAGTGCTTGTGCCGTACCGTCAGCCGCTGGCGCAATTAAGATGCTCAAGACAAATATCAAGGTGATGGTCGCAAGCCAGCCGGTGCTGACTTGCTCTTGGGACAGCTGCAATACCCCTTCGCCTATCGAAAAAGCTGCGCCAAGCGCTGCCGAAATCGACGATATTGTCAACAAGGCAGTCTTTACAGCGAGCGGCAAGAACGGCACGGCTTGTGCGATGTAAAAGAGACCGATTCCGATCACCGCGAGGATCATCATTCCTGTAGTGATGAACCTTGGTCTGGCTTCCGATTGGAATATTTTTCCCACCACAGAGATCGATCCGAAAAAGAAGATCACCATGACCAGCGCTCCCCTTTGCATTATTTGGGGCGCGCTGAGCAACCCGAGCATCCATGGTGCTCGAAAAGAGCTGAAGTAGGCGCCGGCATCGAGATATCCAAGCACGTACAGAAACGCGGTCAAGCCCAAGACAGCGCCCGCCAACTTCGTGAAACTGCCCGCGATCGAGGCAAGTGCAATCACTCGCGATTCTTGATCCATTTTTCATCCTTGTGGCTTGTGCGTGGCGGTACCTATACGTGCTCCAAGCTTGCCGCGTCCAGAGCTTCTTGCGCCGAGTGAGAGCGGAAGCAATAGCAGCGAACGGTGGCTTTACGATGCCGGCTGTTTACGCCGGTGTATTGAATAAAGCGGTGATCGCCGGATAGGGCTTTAGCAAGTTCCGACGCGGATGCCAGTGGCATGCCGTGTTGGATCGCCAGCTTCGACACTTCGGGAACATTGTAGGCGCAGATCAATTCCTTGACGTGGTGATCTAGATCGGCGCCATACGCGCTTTCCAGCACGGTGACGGCCTGCCAGAAATCCTGGCGCACTCGGTCGAAAGGATCGGGTAGTGGTTTGGGTTCGAATGCATCGAGCGGCGGCGCTTGAAAGCCCGCCTCGGGTGCGACAGTCAGCAGCATCGCATGCAGGCTTCGGCGCTGTTCCTTGCTCTTGGCCTCTACGAGTTGATCGAGCAGCTTAGACGCCCGTGCCATGGCGCGATCCTGGGCGACAGATATACCGGCGGCGTGCTTGGTGTAGCCACCTGTTCGCCGAATGGTCGGCAGTACGTCCTCGAAGATCCACCGCTCGATGCGCTTGGCCTCGGGAAGGTGGCTCCCAACGATCAGGCGCCAGACGTCTGGTTCTTCAATGACGCGGACTTCTTGGCGGCGTCCAAGGGCGTCAACGATGGGGTGCAGTTTCTGCACCCCATCGCAGTGCGATCGAATGGCGGTGGTCGGGTCGGCATAGCCGAGCAACTCCGCCACATCCTTGCCGACGAACCAGGGGGCACCGTCGATGTTGAGGGTGCGCACTTCGCGGGTGCCGAAGTGAAAGGGCATGACATCCGTGGTCATTGGCGCGTTCCGGTCAGGGCTTCGAGCTGTGCGATGGCGTGGTCGAGCTGGCCCGCGACCGCCTGCAGCAGATGGTAGACGCCGTTGTCATCGGCGGTGCCGGCATGCATGCCGGCTGTGATGCCAGCCGCGGCCATCTGCAAGGCGTGATAGGGCGCGCGGAGATCTTCGACAGCGCGGGAAAGGGTGCGGAAATCGGGTCCGAACGGGCGAGCGGATGCATTCATTTGCTTGATTCCTAGGTATTTCCTTGGGAATCCGCCGCTCCGAGACCAAACGGGGCGACGGACGACGCGCGGTTGGTCTACCGGGCAAATGAACCGGCGAGCCCGAAGGCTCCCGCGCGCCGCCCGCCATAAAACTGGGCAAGGAGGTGGCGTTTAACCACCCCCTTCGCGCCATACCGAGGGCAACAAAAAAGCGCCGTCATCGGTGATGGGCGCTGAGCGCCATTTACTTCGGGAGACCAATCCCGGTGGCCGATTTGGCGGCCACGGCGCGACGTTACTTGGAAGCGCAACGGTTTTGCAACCGCGGTTTAGCAGTCCAGGCCGTCTCACGGTTCGTGTGAAAAGAAGCGGCCCTCGGAAAAGTGTAAGCCGGTAAAAAGGACCCCGAAAATCGGCCCTAACGAACTGATCGGACTAGGAAAATCGCACTGTAAGAATTGCGTATTTCGACGTATTTCTGACTGTAAGCCTTTGATTTGCCGTGGTGCGACCTTACAGTCCAGTAGTGTAAGAAAGTTACAGTTAAATACAGTAAACCTTACAGTCGGCCGCACCAAGTTTCATAAGCAAAAACAACGAATTAGGACAGGCTTGCCGTTCACCTTACACTTCTTACAGTTTTCCGATGATGCCTCTTCTTTTGAAATAAAAGAGAGGCATACAGGCAAAGGCATCCACTCTGGTGCCCTGATCGTGTTGTCGAATCGGGTAGGTTGTCAGCCGGCTGCGCTGGCGGACTCGAGGATGCCTTCGTGGCGTTGGCGCATGTCGCTGGCCAGCGCGACCAGGCGCAGGCGTATCGCCTCCGCCTGGGTGGCCACCAGCGTGTAGACGTGGGCTGGATCCACGACGCCGGCGCGCAATCCCTCTGACATGCCACTGGCGAGGCTCTCGAAGGCCTCCATGTCGGCGGCGATGCGGTGAATGGCGGCGATCGTGTTTTTCATGCTGCTAGCTCCCTGCTGATGCTCGTTGGAAGCCACCGGTATCGGCACGCGCGAAAGGGTTGGAGTGGCGACATTCGTCGCAGTGGCGGCGGTCATGACGTCACGCCTGGCCAGTGAGTGGATCGGCCGCGACCGAACGGTCTTTAACGTGCTCGGGGCGCAGGTGGGTGTAGCGCTGCAGCGTGGCCCACGAGTCGTGCAAGGTGAATTGCGCGACCTCTTGGATGGCATAACCGGCCTCAAAAAGGCGAGAGGTCGCCTCGTGGCGCAGATCGTGGAAGTGCAGATCCTCGATGCCCAGCAGTTTGCAGGCGCGTGTGAACGCGGAGCTGACCGATCGATGGTTGTACGGGAATACGCGATCGTCGCCCGCGACCTCGGGCTGTCGTTCCACGATCGCCCACGCGTCGGGCAGCATGCGGAACGCACGGCGGTTCCCGATCTTCTGTCGGGGATGCTTCACGTCGTCGAGCCACGCGATGCCCTTCGCCTTATCCAGGTCGGGCCGTTTCAACCGGCAGATTTCCTCTTGGCGCCGGGTGCTGGCCAGCGCATAGAGCATGATGTCGACCATAGGCAGCTCGGCACGACCGTCGCGCTTGCCGAAATGCGCGAGCAATAACTTTTCTTCCGCTGGCGTCAGTCGCCGGGCACGACTTCGCGGACGCTGCAGCAGCTTTCGCGCACGCAACTCGTGGCGCGCATCGTTGATGATGTCGAGGTTGGCATAGATGCCTAGCGACGGCCGCGCCGAGCGCAACACCTGCACGAACCAAATCAGGTCATTGCCGATCGTGGCGGGTCCGGCACCTTCCGCGCGCCGATCCGAGGCATGCTGCAGGTAGTCGGCCACCGTCAGTGCATGCACCTGGCGCGCGGCGATCGGGTAGTTCTCCAGTCGCTTGAGATCGGCTTCTTTGGTGCGACCCCAAGCAGCCGTTTTGCCGACTTCGCGCCGATACCAGACAATAACCTCTTTCAATGTGTGCTTGACGCCGACCAGCTCGCCGCGCGCGCGGCTGATGTCGAGTTCCGACTCCCGGCGGCGCATCCATTCGGCGGCTAACGCCTTGCGGTCGAAGGTCTCAGCCTCATTGTGTATAACGACGCCGGCGCGTTTGAGCCGGATCTGCGCGGTATAGCCGATCGAGCCGTCCTTACGCCGGCGCGCGGTGATGGTGCCCAC